CAAATTTAAACCAATGTGTGCCTAAATTTCCTAAGTACAAATATTATGGTAGAATAGGACCAGGACCAAAACAAGAACCACAGAATACAAGTGGTAATGGTAATGCAAATGGTAATGGCAACGGAAATGGTAATGGTGCTCAACAAGGTGGTAATGGTAATGGTGGTAACGGTGGCAATGGAGGCAATGGGGGCAACGGTAGTTAATGGAAAGATTTTTAATTAAAGAAGGTTTATATGACCCAGGTATCTTCAAGGCATTTTTTCTTGCAGGTGGTCCTGGTTCTGGTAAAACATTTGTCACTAAAAAGATTACCGGTGGTCTTGGTTTGAAAAATGTAAATTCAGATACAGCATTTGAAGTTGCATTAAAGAAAGCAGGTTTATCTTTAGATATGCCAGCAAGTCAAGAAAAAGAAAGAGACGAAATAAGAGCAAGATCAAAACGACTAACAGCAAAAAGACTAGATTTATACATTATGGGTAGATTAGGTTTAGTTATTGATAGCACAGCAAGAGATACCAAAAAGATAGAAATAGGTTTAAGTGCTTTAAAAAGATTAGGTTATGATTGTTATATGATTTTTGTAAATACAAGTTTAGATGTCGCATTAGCAAGAAATGCTAAAAGAGATAGAAAAGTACCAAGAGACATTACAATTAAAAGTCATAAACAAATACAAGCAAATATGGGTTATCTACAAAGAATATTTGGTATGAAAAATTTTATTGTTATTGATAATAATAAATTCAATGATGATATATTAGAAAAGTCATACAAGATGGTAAGAAAAATAGTAAAGAAACCCATACAAAATTACACAGCAAAAATGTGGTTAAAAAAAGAATTAGAAAAAAGACAAATAAAAGAAGACATCAATATACCAATCAAAGTTGGTGATGTTGTAAAAGGTGGTAAGTTTAAAAACAAATCTATCACAGTTAAAAAGATAGGTAAAAATGATAAAGGTGATATCACGATAAATGACAAACCTTTACTAAAAGTTAGAATACCATCATTCAAAGAGTTTGCTGAGAAAGCACCTAATACTGCTGACGCAATGAAAAGATACAGAGCAGGTAAGGCTGGTTTCACAGACAAAGCACATCTAAAAGCAAAAGGTTTAATACCTAGAGCAGACGGAACAAAAAGAAAGAGCGACAAATACAAATGAAAACAATTAGTGAATTACTAAAAAGAAATACAGGTAGAAGTAAACCTGTCGTGTTTGCATTTGGTAGATTGAATCCACCTACGATTGGACATCAAAAGCTCATAGAAAGAGTTATTACAATAGCAAAAAGGGTTAAAGGCCTACCTGTGCTATATGTAAGTGCAAGTCAGGATAAAAGAAAAAATCCATTGACAGTAAAGCAAAAAGTAGATTACTTAAAAAAAGTATATCCACGAGGCATAAAGATATTACCAGCAATAGGAAGTGAACGCACATTTATGGAAATATTGAAAAATAGATTTGATAAAAAATTTACTGATGTTTATATGATTGCAGGAAGTGATAGAGTTGCTGAATTTAAAAGGCTAATTAAACAATATAACGGTAAGGACTATAATTTTGATACTACGGAAGTCGTGAGTGCTGGTGAAAGAGATCCAGACGCTACTGGTGCAACAGGTATGAGTGCTAGTAAGATGAGAGACTTTGCTATGAGAAATGATTACACCAGTTTCAAAAAAGGACTTATCACAGGCACCAAGGAGAAGGACGCTATGAAATTATTTAAAGACTTAAAAAAAGGTATGGGAGTGAACGAGGCTATGGCACCAGAAGATGATGGTTTAAGAATGATTAGAGAAAATTATCATAATAATGAAATATTTAATATGGGTGATATGGTTGAAAATATTAACAATGGTAATGTTGGTAAAATTATTAAAAGAGGACCTAACTATGTACAATATGAAATGGAAGATGGTGGTGTAGAGAAAGCATGGCTAAATGAACTAACACCAGCAAACAATATTGATAGTGAGATACAAGTTGAAGATGTTGATAAAAAGAAATTAGTATTACAAAAAAATGCTAGTCAATTAAAATCATTTAAATCTTTTGAAGAAGAAATCAATTCAGCAAAAGACGCACAGAAAAAAGATGTTGAAGATGAACAAAGTGAAACTGAAAAAGATGAAAAGAAAGATAAAAAAAGAAAGTTACCTATTGAAACACCAGGTCAACCAAAAATTGCAAATGTAGATACTTGGTCACAAGGACCAGATCAAGCAGATCAAATTAGAACTATGAGAACATTTAATATAAAAACACCTGGTCAAGTAAGAGACTATGGTAAATTAGTTGGTGATCGAAAGTTTCAAAAGTTTGAAGAAGTTGAATTAGATGAAAATATATCTAAAGTCACCACTAAAAAATCTGGATCAGATACAAATGTTTTTTATAGAGGAAGAACAAAGTATGGTTCTAATAAACAGATTGGTTATTATTTTAAAGAAAGAGGTAGATTTGTAGTATACCATGATAATCAAGATGATAAAGATGATTTTACACAAGAAGATGAAGCGAGAAACGAAAGAGAAGCTATTAAAATAATTTATGACACAGCAAAAAGTAATAGGGTTATTAGAGAAAGTACAATTGAAGAAAAAGGTCTATGGCATAATATTCACATGAAAAGAAAGCGTGGCGAAAGAATGAGAAAGAAAGGTGAGAAAGGCGCACCTACTCCTCAACAAATGGCAAGAGCCAAAGCTGCAAGTGAAGATCCAGAAGTAAGACAAGATCCAGATGTAAAAGATAAGAAAGGCACACAACCTGCTAAGTATTATGCTGGCAAAATGTCAAAATCTACAAAGTCAGCTAGAGACGCACACTTTAAAAAAGGCACAAAGATGGATGATGACAATCCTGCTGCATACAAACCAGCACCAGGTGACGCTACTGGAAAAACTAAACCATCTAAACACACACTTGCTTTTAAGAAAAAGTTTGGTGAAGATGTACAACAAGAAATCAAAGATATAAAAGCATGGTCAGAGTTAGACGAAACAATCGAACAATACAAAGATCAATATGGCACAGAGTATAGAGTGAAACTAGATCAAACTGTATCTGAAATGTTTGATGAGTTGTTATCAGAAAATGCAGGTGTAAAAAAGAAAGCAGAGAAATCTGGTATGCCATATGGTATCTTAATGAAAGTATATAACAGAGGTATGGCTGCATGGCGAACAGGTCATAGACCAGGCACTACACCACAACAATGGGGTATGGCAAGAGTAAACAGCTTTGTAACTAAATCAAGTGGTACTTGGGGTAAAGCAGATAAAGACTTGGCAGCGAAAGTAAGAGGTAAGTAATGAGTAGAGTTAAATCACTACAAGAAGTAGAACGTATAGATCATATTTGTGAAACATGTGATTTATATGAAGACCTAGAGATTACAGAAGCTGAGTATCAAGGTAAAACTGTGAAACTAAATGATCCTATTCGTACAAGTGAGAATCCTAACAAAAAATTCAAAGTGTATGTTAAGAATCCTCAAGGTAATGTAGTAGTAGTAAGATTTGGTGATCCAAACTTATCTATTAAAAGAGATGACCCTGCTAGAAGAAAATCATTTAGAGCTAGACATAATTGTGATAATCCAGGGCCAAAACATAAGGCAAGATATTGGTCATGTTTTCAATGGCGTGCTGGTGCCAAAGTTGATAACTAATATAAATAGTACACGGAGAGAGAAATGAAGTACAATAAATCTATGGCAGAGACTTTGGCAGAAATGCGAAAAGTCAAAGAACAAGAGACTGATCCTGTTCAAAAAGCACAAGACAATTTGCAGAAAGCAAGAAAGATTGCTGATTTGAAAAAACAAATTGATACTGTCAAAAAGACAGAAATGAAAGAAGATGGTCATGTTGATGTGGCAAGTGCTGTTAGGCATTGTAAAACTATCATAGAAGATTGTAATGATATTATGTCTAAACTTAATTCAATGGGTGAACAACCACTACCATCATGGTTAACAGATAAAATTACTGTTGCCGCTGATGATTTAAATGGTGCTAGAGATTATCTAATGAATCCACAAACAGAAGAAAAAGAAGATGATATCAATGAAGTAACGATAACGATTAAATCATACGATACTAAAACTGGTCTTGATCGTCAAGCTGAAAAACAATTGAATAAAGTAGCAACAAGAGCTGGCGCTAAAGTAAAAAAATCAGGTAATAATGTATATAAACTTACAGGCAATGGTAAACAAATATCTAAGTTTATGTCAAACATTGATCAAATTGACGGAAGTTTTATGACAGAAGAAAGTGA